CCTTTGATCATCAAGTCAGCACGAGATGAAATAGAATAGTGAACGTGAGCTTCAGCACCACCAACAAAGTTGTAGAATTCACGGAATCCAGTTCTTGTTGTGATATCAGAGAATCTTTCTCCGTACTCACCACGAGCAGAACCTTTACGGAATACTTTAGTACCGTTAGCTAAGTACTTGTTGTCAATGTATTTGTAGTTGTCATTGTTCACCAACTGTACAGTATAGATATAACCGTCACCTAAAGGTAAGATATCTTCGTCTGTAATGTACATCTCAACACCGTTGTATTTGTCATAAGTGATGATATCACCATGTCCAAACTCACGTCTATTCAATTTGATACGGAATGTAGTACCATCTACACCTTTGAAATCATTGTTTGGTTCAATGTCTTCAATGATATACGGAAGGTCAATAGACACAGGAGTCTGCCATCTATACTCTCCACGAGCATTATCTACCATGATTACATTTTTACCACCAAATGAAGACATTTGATAAAGTGGCATTTCAACTTTCTGAGCCATAGCCCAAAGGTCAACTGGACCCAAATCCATGGGTTCAGCATCTTTCAGCATGTTTACCAAGTGGTATGAATCCACATGGGAACTTGCGTTGTAAGCGGTATCTCTGAGGAATATACCATTGTTCATTACTGGAGTTGCCATTATTTATTTGTTTTTGTTTGTTACTAAATTAAAATCTTCTGAACATACTTCCCTTAGAAAGTTTTCTAGGTTCAGATTTTGATGCTGGCCTTCTAGGTTCATCATCATATTGTGTATTAATAGAAGAAGCTATCTTTCTAGACTCTTCTGTTTTTAATTGTCTTACTACTTTTTCTGTAGCTTGTTTACCTCCTTGATCTCTAACTCTGCTTTTATAACCAGTTGGATCTGCAAGTAACCAAAGAGCTTCAGCAATCAGATCATGTCTTGGTTCTACAAACTGATATTTCTCTAACAAGTGACCAAGTAAGTTAGTTGGTTTCCCTGATATAGAAGGGTAGTTTGGTTGAACTAGTCCCGAGAATAATAATCCTTGAACTTTTTTGTCAAGCTTTAAACCACCAATTGTCCCAGCAGCTAGTGTACTATAAACATTTTCTTGATATGCTTTTGCTTGTTCTGCTTGCATAGTTTTCTTATGTTCTTGTTCTGCTAACTGTCTTGCAACAATTTCTTCTTGCATTGCATCCAACTTAGGTTTAAATTGATTAGCTTTTTGTTCTAGTCTATTTAAATCTTTCCAGTCTTGGATCTCAGCTTCAATTTCTTCTGCTGAACCAAATCCTGTAGTATGAAGATATACTCTTGCAATCTCTGCTTGATCATATTCATCTGAAGGATCAAGTTGTCTCATTTCTTCTACATGAGCAAGTGTTCTGAATAAACCTTTAAGGTCTTGTCCACCATCTGCTACATATTTTGCTGCTACTTGAAGTTCTTCAGGAAGTGCATTAAAGAATTCTCTTGGAGTATTTTCTCTAATTGCATTTTCTCTTTCTTGGAAGTTTGCTTCAAAAAGTTCTCTAAAATCTTTTGTTGTATATTCTTCTAATGGTTTGTCATCATCAAATCCAATTAAAGAACCTTCCTCAATCATTTTGCTAGCTAACTCAGCAAGACCAGATTTATCAACCTTTGGTCTTCCTTTATTACCTGCTTCTTCTTCTTGAGCAATAAGATTGTCAAGTTCATTGATAGTCTCATCAACCTCAATCTTTTTTTCTGCAGCTTCCCTCTTATCTTCTAAAGTAGTAGAAGGATTGTCAAAGAACGTAGTATCTACATTTTCTTTATGAAACATTGATTTAGGTTTCTCATTATCAGAATCTGGTAGCATTACACTATCAGCTCCTGGCATTCCAAACAGTTCATCAATATTTACATCTACTTGATCTACCGTTGTAGAATCAACAACCTCATTAAGGTCTTTTGTTTCATCAGTCATTCTTGTTGGTTTTATGTTATACTTTAATATACAAAATAAACTTGAAAAATTTATAAGTCTGTGAAAAAAAATTGTAGTATATAGCTAAGTACTACTTCTGTTTTCCAGGTTTCATATCAAATTTATTTTTGTTTTCTTGTGCAATCTGTAATTGTTTATCAGCAATCTCTTTTTGAGTTTGTAGTTTCTCTCTCTCCATTTGATTTTTCTGATTCTCAATTGTCATTCTATTTACTTCTTTCTCTCGTTGTAAACCTGCTTGTTCTTGATATTGTTCTGTATCTCTAATATCTTTCATAGCATCTTGAAAATCTGACATTTGATTTTGATCAACATCAGATGCAGATCCATAACCAGCAGCTCTAATCTCAGCAACTAAGATATCTCTTTGTCTATCTTTCTCTTTCTCAGCCATTTCAGAATCAATCTTCATCTGTTCAATCTCTTGTTGTTTTTGAAGTTGTTGTTCCTGCATTTGCTGTTGCTGTTGCATTTCTTGTTGTTTCTGTTGTTCTTGTTTTTGTTCAGATTCTTTTAATGCTGCATTAAGTTGAGCAATTGAATCTGACTGAACTACTTTACCAAGATCATAGATAGAAGCACCAGTAGTATTATTCTGAAGAGCCATTTGTTTTAATTGCTCTAAAATAGATCTATGGTTTGCATTAGTACTTACAGCAATATTTAAATCTCTTAGCAACAAGTCAGTACCATTGATCTCAAAGTTTACTTTCTCATCTGCTGTAGTAACATAAGTTAATCTTGCAGATGGTTTAGTCGAGTGATAGTACTGAGCCAAGTCAGTTCTCATCTGATGTACTCTTGGCATTAAATAATCACAGTGTTGAATGAAGAACATTTCTGTTTGTGCATATGATGCAGCCATTGCTTGCTCTACTCCAGTTGCAGTAGTCTGTGATAACTGTTGACCCATTCTTTGTGGGTTAACACCAATCACTTCATATGCTTGTTGTTTAAAGTAGTTAGCAAGTTGGATTCTTGACATCAATCTATTCGTTTGCTCTAAGTCTAATTTTTGAAAATGTTGAAAGTTAGTAGCATTCTCAGTATTTGTAATTGATGTATCCAATGGAAGAATTTGGAAGTTCTTCATTGCTACATATGCTTTTGCATAATTACCTTTACCCCAATCTTCTCCTAATGAGTGACGTGGTAATGCATTCTGATCTAACATGATTACTGTACCTAACTCATCCACCAAGATATCTGCAATCTGATTGTTCACAATATTGTACCCAATCTGGTATGGTTTCATTAAGTCAAGTAATGCAGTAGACTTTGTATTTCTATCAGAGAAGACAGAACCTTCTACAGGAAGTTTACAACCATACAAAGAATTGTCTCCTTTAAATTGGAATTTCATTGGTCCAATATGGTTTCTATTTACACCAATATAAATTGGAGAGAATCCACCAGGATTATTCATACCCCAGAATGAAGGTACGTTAGGTCCAATTTTAACACCACCCCATACTTCATTAATCCAGATCCAATCAATATGTTCTCCGAATAATAAATTATCTTTTGTTTTATTTTTGAATACTCTTGTATCATAAATAGGCTTATCTGTAATTAGATAATCTTCTGATACTATGTCATTACTCACTTCCCCTTCTTCAGTAATCTTAACTAAATGCCCAACTTTCTTTTGAGATTTCCAGTATCCTGTAGTTACTCTAAGTAAATAAGCAGTACCTTGATCATAGTAGTCTTCACCTTCAGATAATATCTGACTAATAACATCTGCACCATCTAGTATATTACCAGCCATAAAGGATGTGTACTGTCTGTATGCTAATGAAGGCATGTTAGTATTCCAGTCATGTGATTTAGTTCCATCATAGAATGAACCATCATTTTGTAGACCTCCAATGTTATATCCCCCTGATCTAATTGGATATACATTTTCTAATGCTTCATGTTGTTCTTCTGTAAGAACGTGACCATACTTATCAATAACATCTGATACAGTAAACATATCTGTTTTACCTACCCAGTTTGATTGAGAAATATATCTAATATCTGGAGACTTGTGATAGAATGTAAGTACAGGATTCCATAACTCTACTTCATAATCATCTTCCATCATTTTAAAATGCCAGAACTCTCTATCTGTAATAAGCATATCTCTAAATGCTCTTTCCTCTAGTTCATCCATACGGAATCTTTCTGAGTCAACAGCATGTTGATGACTGGCCCATTGTTCTACCATAGAACGGTAATCTTTTTTAAAGAACTGTTCAATTTGTGGTAATTGTTTTATTGCATCCGGAGCTAGTTGTTGTTTTGCTTCTTCAGATTCAGGATCAAGTCCTTGTTCTAACATTGCTGCAACTATCTTTGTTTGAGCATCAGACATTAATGTTTCTTCTACTTGTGCTCTTTTTTGTTCAAGCATCTCATTATATGAGAAATCATCAATAGCTCTGTATGTAAGTTTAGTTGATCTCTTAGCAAATTCTGCTACTAGAACATTAATAACATTTGGGATAATTGGATAAAACTTTAATTCTAATGCTGAGTAATCTTCTTTAACAAGAGTTTCTACTATATCTCTATACTCATTGTTTTCTTCAATAATGTAATCTGTTTTATCAATAATACCTTTTGCTAATTTATAGTTCTTCATTAGTCTTCTGGCATTTCTACGGATTTGTTTTAATCCCTGCCACTCTAACCAGTCAAGATTCCAAGCTGCCCACTCTTCATTTTTATCTTTTTTAGGAATAAACTGCAAAGGTTGGGTAATACTACCCATCCTATTTTGTTCAGTTTTGGCACCTTTTTTAGCCTGTAATGCGTTAATTATTTGCATAACTTATCATTTAATATTTTTAAATGCAGATCTTTTGAATCCATTATTGAGCATATTGTTTTTTCCACCACCCATATGTCTGAACATACTCTTATTTAATTTAAACAAATTTTCTGACTTTTGCAAGTTTTTGGCAGTATCATCCATGATTACTTTTTTAGTGTAACCTCTATTTGTTTGTTGTATACGCATGAATGCAACCAGTGCTGCAAAAGAAACTAGTCTATCCACGTTGACTCCTGGTGCATATTCCCTCATCTCTTGTAACAACATCATATCAGGTATTCTTTCAATACCATATTTTGTCCTTACAATTGTACCATCAGATTTTGTTTCTACATCAAGTTCTTCTTTACAGTACTCAATAGCATAACTTAACAAGTGAGCTTTAAACAATGTACCTGTATTTTTCCAACCATACTCCTGGAAGACGTTAGCATTTGCACCAAGATCTTTTAGGAACATAATCTGACTCTTCGGTACTAAGTATCTTTGTTTCTTTCTTGACATCATATACTGAATAAACAATGAAATGTTATTCTCAATAACAGTCCA